GATTCGTCCGCGGAGTCTGCGGAGGTCGTTCCTGTCCCCGAATCAGAATCCGAGGGAAGTGCTTCTGACATCTAATCTACTCCTTTGTGTCTGGATTGTCCACCCAGACACTTTCATCAGGTCCTCGGGAGGGGGGTTCTGGCACTCGGTACATCCGAGATCCTCCCACCAGATCATGGGCTTCCATGACATTCTGCTCTTTGAGCAGTTGCTGCTTGTGCTCGTACGACTCCACCACACACCCCAGCGCCGGCTCGAACTTGCCGTACATCTCAGTCCCGACGTTGAAGTCCGGCTGACCCTTCTGATGAGTCCACTGAGCCCGCCGGCGGCATGAGGAACATGCGGTAGTCTGAGGAATCCGACCGGAGAAGACTCCGGTGGTTAAATGACCTGCTGTACACCTGAAATTCCAAGTCTTAAGCATATTAGTTCTGCTGCCTATTCAGGTTTTTGGGTTGCGAGATATGCTGGGCTCCGCTGCGGACGGCAGATACGACCTCCTTGGCGCCGGCGGTTGCACTGTCAGGCGTACCGGCGGCCTGATCTTTCATGTTCCTGATCCGGGCCGGGCCTTCTCCCCCACCGCCTCCAGGGCCTTGCAGGATCTGCTGAAACGCCGTCTGGTGGTCGGCCAGGTGCTGCTGGACCAACTGCCCTATCTGGACCAGTTGCTGTAACTGCTGTGCCTGCTCCGGCTGTATGGCGGGACCCAGTTGCTGCAACTGCTGGATGTTCTGCAAGAGCGGAGAGTTCTGGTCCTCAATGAGGACCTTGTGGACAGGCATGTGAGCGCGATGGTTCTCGATAGGCACCACATCCACCTTCTGCCCGGTCATCATCAGCTTGTTCTCGTAATCAGCCGCCCTCTGAGCATCGATAGTGGCGGACTGACCAACGAACTTCTCCATGTTCGGCACCCGGAAGGCTCGCAGCAGGTGCTTGATCGCCTCGGGTCTCGGGATCTCCGGCAGGCGGATGAGGAACTGGAACAGGGCCAGAGCATCCTCCCGCTCGAGTTCCTCGAAGAGCGGCTTCATGCTGCCGGCCTCGACGGTGATCTTCCAGCGAGCCTTGAACATATCGGTGCGAACCGCCTCGAAGATGGGCTCATCTTCCGTCTCGGCGGTGTTGACCAGGAAATTGATCGGTGTATAGCGCCGGTCAGCGAGAATCCGCATGAAGTTATGTGCGGTGGCCTTGTAGACATCAGCCACCTTGTCCTGCATCCACTCGCGGTTCAACTGCCCGAAGGAGGCGATCAGGCTGGCCTCCGTAGCCGTCCTTGCCGGACCGCCGCCGAGAGCCAACTGACTCACCTGAAGCACCTGCTCCTCGTATTGCCGGGCGTCTCTCTCCAGCCCCAACTGATCCTGCTGGACGTTGTTGGTGGGCATCTCCGCGAAGGAGTTATTAACATCGCTGACCCATGCGATAGTATCCTCATCGCCCCGAGCGATCTGATCCCCGATGTTCGGGTTCTCGGCCATCTCGTTCTTCTGGCCAAGGATCTTGCGGGTGTTCTGCTTCAGGAGCGATCTCCGCCTCGATACCGACTCCACGATGAGCTTCTGCGTATCCTCGGCATACGCCATCATGGGCTTGCCGTAGAAGGTCTCGTGCGAGAGATCGAACCACAGATCCTTGTAGGGGAACCCGCCCTGCACCAGATACCCGCCAGCCGGCGTGAACCGGCCGGTCAGCTTCTCATCCCCGGTAATGGGGTCCCGAGATACCTCCGACTGCCCGGAGAGAAAGGGATGGTCGATATACTCCCCCGGCTGCTGAACACCATCCCCGAAGGTCAGCCGCTTCTTGTGGATGCGATCGTGGAACTCCCGAAGGATGACGAACTTGCCGTCAGCCTTGGACTCCTCAACCGCCTCACTCTCGTCCTCCATGTCGTTCTCCAGCATGTCGGCCAGCATGCCGTTCTCATCATTCTCCTTGGAGAGAGGCTTGATCTCGTCCCTGAACTTCTTCGTAAAGCGCTCGTCCTGCTGAACGAACTCATACGGCACCAGCATCTTCTCCCACACATATCGGGCGTGAGAGAGCTTGTGAGGGGGCGTGAGAGGGTCTGGGAACATATTGAAGGGTGAAACCCGCATACAGAAGACATTGCCGTTAGCCATGTCGTCGTTGGTTATATAGGGCGCCACCACATCCTCGTCGCCGGGGGGGTTAACACCGAACTTAACCCAGCCGATGTAGCAATAAAGGGCATCGAAGATCTGCTGCTGAACCTCAGCCTTAGCCCCCGTCACCTCCAGCAGCGCGTTGCATATACGCTCGAGGACATCTGCCTGGAAGGACATGGTGGGGTTTTCCACCCGCATGAAGATGCGAGGGTAGTTGAAGGCGATTGACGTGATGATCTGCCGGGTCAATGGCAGGAAGCGGGAGATCTTCACCACCTTGTCGGCAGGGAGCCTGGAGACCTTCAGCTCCAGGTTGTATTGCTTGATGAGCCGGCGCCATTCCTCATGCTTCGGCTTCATCCACTTTTCGCAGGTGTCGAAGGTCTTGTGGTAGAAGTCCAGTTGCTTATCCGACAGTTCCTCGAACCGCGGTTTCTGGGCTATTTCAGTCATGCGTAAACCTGTTCCTCTTCAGCCCGATCCAGCTCCTCCAGCACGTTGCCGCCGAAAAACGGGTCCCTGTTAGCAGCCGGAGCAGGTCGAGCAGGACGATACGCATGCATACAGGCGTATCGAAGACGATCTCCGGCATGATCGTCAGATCGAGTATCCACATCCTCAGGATTGTTCTTGTCCCGAGGCAGGTTGGGCAGGGTCTCAAGCGTATTCCGGTTCCACTCGCCGGCAAAGACGAAAAACTTCTTCCGCTCCAGCAAATCGTTGAGAACGCGCCAGCCGGTGATGCGGTCGTTGTTCCCCTTGGACAGATAGAGGCCGTTTTCGGCGAAAACATCCGCCGGGGAGTGATTGACCACCTCGGTGAGGCGCCGCTTGGCCCACATGGAGGGATCTGCCCAGATCGAGCCTGGTTTCCTGCCGCCACCGCCCGAGAGCTGCGTAAAAGGGCAGGATTCGATCATTTTGTTGATTTCATAGGCATGAGAAGAGGCGGCTGCCCCGCCGCGATGGTATTCGCTGATCTGGTAGAGGTTGTTGTCGTAGTCGATGGTGTGAAGGGCGAAGTTGCTGGGAGCCGCCTCCCCGTAATCCAATGCTCCGAAGAGCGGCCAGCCTTCAGGGATCTCAAACGGAGGAATGGCGATATCATGCGTCCTCCAGTTGCTGAAAAAGCTCCCTACCGCCACCTCCCAGTCGCCCTCGAGCCATGCACGGACCAGTTCCGGGTCTCCAACGCTCTTCAAGCGGTCGATATAGCCCGGATCACGGTCCAGAAGGATCTTGTTGTCGGTGATATTGCCCTTGATGAACATTCGGTCCATAGCCGAAGCCCCATCCTGGATAATCTGACCACCAGCAGGGAAGGGGTCGATGAAATAGCTCTTCACCGCCTGATGCCCCACACCGCCCGGATTCCCCGAGGCCCGAATCCGCATGTTCTTCACCCCTACAGAAGAGCGCAGACAGGCCTTGAGCTTGTGATACGCCTTTAAATCCGGCCAGTTGGTCAATTCATCGAAAGCAATATGGGTATACTCGTGCCCCTGGTAATGCTCGGCGTCCGCTTCGGTCTCCATATGGCGAAGACGCAGAGTTACCGTGCCTTCAGGGTGCGGAATCCTAAACTCATGCACCCCGACCTTATACTCAGTGCCTGGGAAGGCTTTGAAGAGGATTTTACGGCCTTCCTCCACCACCTCGTCGAGTTCGGGGTAGGTTTTCCTGAAAATGATCCCTCTCCAGGCAGGACCATACTCAGCGACGTCAGCAGCGAAGTCCCCAATCAGCAGAGATGTCTTACCCGGCCCCCGCGAACCGCCCACAAACAACTCTGGGATGAACGGAGCCCGAATGGTCATCTCCTGCATCCCTGGCTGAGGTTGCCAGGGCTGGGGCTTTGCTGTCATTGATGCTCTATGATCTGAGCCAGATTCGACTCGATTACCTGGTAGTTGCCCTCGGCCACCCAGTAAATAATACCCCCACCGGACTCTACAGACGGCGAAGACGCTCCCAGCCGGTCGAGAGCCTCCTGTGCCGCGTCCTTAACGCTAAACGCCGGAGGAGGCGGGGGAAGAGGAGCAATTATCTCCTGCGCCGCCTCCTTGACCACAGTGGGCACCGTCTTCTTCGGAGCCTTCTTCTTCGCTGTCTTGGACTTTGCCATGAAATTCACCTCGGGTTTAGCGCCCCGGTCTCGGAGCGGAACTTTCAATGGGGAGGGTTCGCAGACAGCGAACATGGGGGGATAGGAGAAAAGGCCCTACGCAGCCTCTTCAACAGCTACCATCTTCGCGTTCTGGACCTGCCACTCCTCGTAAGTCTCCGCCCGAGGAGGTAGCCTGAGGCCCACCTCGCCTGTATGCGTTACCTCTACCACCTGCTTATCGTCCCCAACCTCCTGACGGATGGCGGTGAGAACCTTGATTTTCAACTGCACCTGCTTCTTATCCAAGTCTTGGAATAGCTCTGAAAGGCAGAGAACCCGCTCCTTCCGATCAGCCAGCGGCACATCGTCGAAATTACGACGCCAGAGATCCATCTGCCGCTTGAACTCCGCCTGAAACTCCGGGGTTCTTCGCCAGCGGTTCACCGTAGCTCGAGTAACGCCCAGGGTCTCGGCAATCAACGCCCCGGTATCCTTCTTCCCGTTCCGCTCCGTCAGGAGCAGGGCTATGGCCTTGTTCTGGTCGTGCCTGAGCGGTGAGTTCGTAGTGTCCACAAACTCCATCAAGCGGTCCGTGTCAACATTTACTCGTGGCAATAGAACCTTCCTGTTGGATACCCCACCCGGCATACACCGAGACCGGAGAAGGGCGCTTCTATCCCGGCTTTAGCGAATAAAAAAAGAGG